AGAACTGGAGGCGATTGAGGCGGGGTTGAAGGAACTCTGCCCTGCACTGTCTGAGAAGTACCCAGATATGAAACTGGGGCTGGTTGACTGTGGTAACTGGCGTGAGCTGATCTTGAAAGTCGTACCGACTCTGCCGGGGAAATGGATGGCGAGCCATGGTCTACCGCGATATTCACACCCAGAGAACAAAAACGGAAAGGTGCAGGCGGGTAAGATCAAGATCCCGATTGATGGAAACAGAAACTACCACCTATCAAAAGATGACTCTGGTCAGTGGGTGGTTAACTTCGACCCTGACTCACTCAAACACCGGGTGCATTCCGGATTTCTTGTCAATCCAGAGTCAGACCATAGATACAACCGAGGGTGCATCACTCTATTCGGTAGCGATCCAATGGAGCACACGGAGTATGCCAAGCAGGTGACAGCGGAAGAGTTTCAGAGCGTCTTCAAGGAAGGGAAGGGAGAAAAGAAAGAGTGGTTCAAAATACGCAGGCACAACCACATGCTGGACGGTTGCGTTGGGAACATGGTGGCAAGGATGGTTGTAAAGACAGACGAAGCCATGAGACGGACGACATCACAGCGGAAGTACGGAGTCATCAGCAAGAAATGATTAGCACGATCTATCTTGAGGAAGGCCAGCGATTCAAAGCACCCCAATGCGTTGAATGCGGATCGTGGAACACGTACACGCAGGGGACAGTGCAATTGCCGCCGATTACGCAGCATAAGTGCAAGTGTCGCAATTGTGGTCACAACTGGAAACAGAATTCTCGCCGCGAGTCTACAAGCGTAGATAACTCCAATTAACCTTTCTGCCCTGATCGCGATGATTAGGGTATGACGGACTACACATCAGCACAATCAGCCCTGAACTCTGCTCTAAACAACGACGTTGTGGAAGAGTACGAAATCACCAAAGACGGCAGGCGCGTCAAGCGTGGCTCTGTGGAGTCGCAAATCAAAGCGGCGACCCTGCTGGAAGGTCTGGTACATCGACGTTCTAACGGAATGCTTCGAGTAGCCAAGCTACAGGAGCCTACCGACTGATGAACGTGGTTGACCGGGTAATTGGGTATTTCTCTCCCTCTGCGGCGTTGAACCGTATGCAGGACCGACGCGCGTACGATTTCGCCAAAGATAAGGAAGACGAGATCCAGCGAGCGTACGATGCCGCACGTACCAGCCGACTGAACAAGAGCTGGAGAGCCTATAACCGATCTGCTGACCTGGAATTACAGGACGACGCCGACACTATCCGTGCCCGAGCTCGCGATCTGGTACGCAATAACGCCTATGCACGTGGAATCATCCGCGCCAAAGTGCGTAACGTTGTAGGTGCAGGCATCAGGCCACAGGCTCGCGTTAAATCGACTAATGGTGAAGAGAACGAATCATTCAACGAACAGGTGGAAAAACTCTGGGACCGCTTTCAGCGTCAAGTTGACGTAACTGGCCGCCAGACATTCTACGAAATGCAGCAGACGATTGTATCAGAAGTTGCGGAAGCCGGTGAAGTGCTGGTCAAGTTCGTCAGGTCGAGCGATCCGGCGAGGGTTGTCCCGTTCGCGCTGGAACTAATCGACATCGACCGGCTTTCGGACGATCAATTGCAGATCAACCAGCAGAACGGCAACGAGATCCGGCGAGGCGTGGAAATCGACGCCAGCGGCAAGACCGTTGCCTACTGGCTGTACCCGTACCATCCAAATGACCTGAATACAGTCCATGTAACTGCCGAACGTCAGCCAGCGGAGGATTTTATCCATCTGTTCCGTCCAAATCGAGTAGGTCAGACGCGTGGTGTAAGCGATTTCTCTCCTGTTATCCAATGGCTGAAAAGCCTTGATAAGTACATGGATAACGAGATGACATCTTCGACTATCTCAAGCTGTTTCTCAGCGGTGATCAAGTCGATTTCAGGCGGTGCAGATAGCGGTCTGCTGGGTGATGCCAACGACGATGGACAGGATAAGAACGGCAACCAGTTCGAGTATCTGGAACCGGGTCTTGTCGCAAGGCTGTTTCCCGGTGAAGACATTCAGGTTGTAGACCCTGGACGGCATCAGACCGAGGCGATTGCCTGGATTACGCTGATGCTGCGGTCAATGGGCGTTGGGACTGGCCTGAGTTATGAGCGACTGACGCGCGATTACTCACAGACAAACTACAGCAGTAACCGGGCATCTGACCTTGAGGACAGGCGAGAGTTCCGCATGGAACAGCAGTGGTTGATTGACCATTTCTGTGTCCCTGTGTGGGAACGGTTCCTGTCTCTGGCGGTCGCTACCGAACTACCGGACATGCCGACACCATTTGAGTTCATTGCAGACTTCCAGCGGTGGACTGAACACGAATGGCAGCCGCCAGGTTGGGAATGGGTAGACCCACAGAAGGAAGTTACGGCGATCGAGAAGGCCGTTGATATGAACCTGACGACACTCGCGAAAGAGACGCTGAAACGCGACGGAGGCGACTACAGGTCCAATATCCGGCAGCGTGGCAAAGAGAAAAAGTTAATCGAACAGGAAATCGGAACTGAGGTGGCAGATGGCAAAGAAACGACAGCACCCGCGCAAGCTGGAGCGGTCCAAACAGCAGGGACTTGACGTATGCCGCATGGCAACAGTTATCCCTGATGGAGTGGATCGAGAAAACAGATCAATCGAGATGGTTCTTGCGACCGAGGAGCCTGTTCTTACATACGACAAGACGTCGATGCGAGTCGTCCAGCAGTCATTGAAGATGGATGGAATGGAGATCCCCCTAAAGGGGCAGGTGCCAATGGTAGATACTCACGAGAGGCAAAGCGTGTCTCGTGTTCTCGGGTCAATCCGTGACCTGAGGATAGATGGTGGGAGGCTGATTGGAAGGGCGTATTTTGCGTCTGATGACATGAGCCGTGCCGCTTTCGAAAAGTACGCAGATGGACACCTGACGGATTTCTCTGTCGGTGCACAAGTATTAGAACGTGAATATCAGGGGAAGGCGATGAATATTACACGCTCGAAGCTGATCGAAGGTTCTGCGGTTGTAGCAGGACAGGATAAGAATGCGAAGGCCGTGTTTGCTATGCGAGCACTCGCAGAACCCGAAGAAGTAAGGAAAGAAGTGATGAACGAAGAGCTCAGAAAACTTCTGGTTGAGCGTGGCCTTGACGCAGAAGCGAACGACAAAGAAACCCTGGAATTCCTGGAACGGCAGCTTGAAAAAGAAGAGCCCGGTCTTGATCCGAAGGTTGCACTGGATGTGGTGCGAAGCCTGAAAGATTCCATTGCAAAGCAGCCTGAGCCAGTAAAGCAGGCCAGCAAAGAGGATCTGGAAGAGATCCAGCGAGCATTTAAGGAACGCTGGAACGCTGTTGACGAACTGTGCCGCAGCCACAATGTTGACGAAAAGGCACGCCAGGAGTTTCTGGACAGCGACAAAACAGCCGACCAGGTCGCAGGCGAGATCCTGAAAAGGAACTATCAACCGACAGGCGTTCCAGTCGGACCAGGTCAGAACATCGAACGCGGTGCGTCTGAGCGTGACAAGTTCTATGATGCGTTCGAGTACGCAATGGTCAAGCGGTCTATCGGTGATGCTCCTGTATCCGACGAACTGAAGCAGCAGATCGGAGAGGCCCCCGCAGGTTCTAGCGATTTGATGTATCGTCGTATCCCAGACCTCGCCCGCGAGTACTGTGAACGGGCCGGCATCGACGTTACTGGAAAACCTACTCAGGAAATTGTCAAACGTGCGATCTCTCACGAGTCGTTCGTTGAACGTTCTGGACCGGCTTACCATACCACGGGAAGTTTCTCCAATATCTTCCTGAACTCGATGCACAAGACGCTCCGGAAGGCATACGACGAAGCACCATCAACATACCAGCAGTGGGTGCGTACTGCGTCTGATGCTACCGACTTCCGGGACATGAATAAAATCGTGTTCGGGGAAATGGGGATGCCGAGTGAAGTTGCAGAAAACGGCAAGTACCAGGAAATGACCACCACTGACGCGAAAGAGTCCTACAAGGT